TTTTTTTTTATTATTTTTTATTTATTTTTTATTTTTTTTTTTTTTTAATGGTTAGGGTTGTAAATTTTTATTCCTTTTTTTTTTTTGTACTTTTACTACAAATCAAAAATATTAAGTTATGCCGAAAGTGATAAACAGTTTTTATTGTAGATTTGAAAACAAAAACTACAAAAAAGGGCAAGAATATACGGGAACAAGAACCGATTTAAAGGTTTACTTAGAGGCTGAAAAACCCAAAAAGAAAAAAGCAACCTCGAAAAAAGAAAACAAAAACGGCTCAAAAGCTAAACTAGAAAAAAAGTAAATGGCACAAATTGTTGATTATATTGATCTGGTTCCATTATCGGAGGCAAAACTTTTTTTGAGGGTTGATAATGATATAACGGAAACCGATTCAGAAATTACTATGCTTATTAATTCGGCTTGTAATTTGGTTGAAAATTATACGCAGCATTATTTAAAACCACAAACAAAAAGATATCAATTCAATGAAAGGGGTTTAATAAGAATGTACGCGCACCCGGTTAACTCAATTGTCGAAACAAGTGGCTTTAATGTATCAAACCAACAATTGTATTCCATTTATTCGCGAACAATATCTTCTTTAGATCAACTTGAAGCGAATATTGGATATACTGAAACCAGCCAAGTAAAAGATATTTTTAAATATGCTATTTTAGAAACAGTAAAATTGTGGTTTTATGGTTCGGAAAGTGAAACAGTAATAAAGGGGTATATTCCAAGCAGCGTAATGGCTATATTGGCCCCGGAACGTAGATTTGTTTTTTAATATGTTTGAAGCAAGAAAGGCACAAAAAAAGGTTTCCATTTTAGAAAGTGTAATAACACCCGATGGATTTGGAGGCAACACAACGGAAAATACAGTTGTTTCGGTTCGCTGGGCTATTATTGACGATATGGGTGGTAATGCCTACCAAACAGAAGCCGGAGTAACAGATTTTGCAAATACTTTTAAGATCACTTTGAGGTACGATAAAAATCTGATTATTGAGCCAAAGAAACACACATTGAAATATGGTGAACATACGTTTTCAATATTAGATGCTAAAAGGAAAGGTTTTAGGCAAGTTCAACAAATTTTAACGGCAAAGGAAATTTTCGGAATTGAATAGTTTTACAGTAAATACCAAACAATTAAAATTGCTTGAAAAGCAGTTGGAAAAAGCTGGGCCAGATATTATAAAAAAAGCACAACGAGAATTGAAGCAAGTGGCAAATGAAACATTAGCAAATGCTATTGATCTTGCACCGGTTAATGATGGGGTTTTAAAACAAAACATGGCAATCGAGGCAGTCGATGAAAACGAATATAAGATTGGCAACAATAAAGATTATGCGGCTTTTGTTGAATTTGGAACGGGTGTACGAACGTACATACCCAAAGATTTTAAAAAACTAGCAGCTAAATTTAAAGGCAAAACAGGGGAAAGTTGGGAAAATGGCCTTGAAGAAATAAAAAAATGGTGTAGGAATAAGGGAATACCAGAAGAAGCGGCCTATCCTATTTTTGTAACAATTTTAAATAAAGGTATTTATGCAAGTCCTTTTTTGTGGCCCAGCTTTAAATTTGGAAGGGCTGAATTGATTGTTAAAATAAAAGCATTGTTAAAAGACTTAAAGAAGTAATGAACAAACCAATACCAGATCCATTTATAAGAAAAGCTATTTTTAATGCCTTTAACGGCACTATTGTGGATAACAAGACTATTTATGTATATGATTCAAGATATACAAGTCTTGGCCCCTATAACGAAGCCTATGTTCTTATGACCACTCAATCAAACGAGGTTTCATATAATAAATGTAGTGATTTTTGGGAATCGGATATATTGTTGGAGGTCTGCACTATTTACAAATCTGTTTCAAATGTTGGAAGCCGGTTATTAGCAGATAATATTTTGGAGGCTTTAAGGCAATCACTACAAACGAACCTCGATTTGTTTGGAAGCGGTTTAGTGGTTGATAATCAATTAATGAGTTTTCCAAGTGATTTAACAACTCCACTTCAAAACGGATCTTTGTTTCGGAAATTTTTAAGGTTAGAAATTAGAATAAAATAAGTAAATTTGAATAATAATAAAAAAATAATACTATGAGTACATTTATCAAAGGCGATGAAAACATATTATATGTTTACAATACAGCAACTTCGGCATACGAGCCAATGGCTTGTTTAACAAGTAATTCACTTTCATCTACTTTAGGGGTGAACGAAGTGGTAACAAAATGTGATCCGGGTGAGGTTATAAAAACTGCCGGAACATTTGATTATTCAATTAGTGGTGATGGGTTGTATATTGATACCGGGGTTGGCGCACCTTCTGGTGATGAATTAAAACAATCACACGACAAGTTGTTGGCTTTACAATTGGGAAAAACAAAAGTTAATTGGAAAGTTGATACCGGACTAGCAACGAACACCGAATATTTTGGTGAGGGGTTTATAACAGATTTAGCAATGGAATCACCAACGGGAGGTGAAAACACTACTTTTAGTGTAACAATTTCTGGAAGTGGGGACATTTCATTGGTTGATTTAATACCATAGTAACATTTTAAAAACAGAAAATTATGATTAACAAAAAAACAGTTAAAATTGTTTTAGGGGGTGAAGAACGAACTTTTTATTTCGGTTTAGGATTTTTAGGAATGTTTGTGGAGAACACAAACAGTACTTTGGAATCATTGGAAACAGATATCAGTACAAACCCGTTTAAAACAATACCAGAGTTAATGTATTATTCATTGCTTTATGGGTATGTTAGAAACGATGTTAAACCGGCTTTTAATAAATTTCATTTGATTGAATGGATTGATGAAGATGGAGGATTGGAAAGTGAAACGGTATTAACGTTTTTGGATGGTTTGACAAATTCAATGGATTCTAAATTGCCAAAAGATGAAGTAAAAAAAAAGGTAAGAAAAGCAGCAAAGAAATAAATTTTAATGCTGATTTTATTTCATTTGCCCTTGGTGAATTAGGTGTAAAAAACATTGATGATGTTTATGATATGACACTTGCCGAATTTAGTGTTCGGGAATATGCGTACAAAAGGCAGGAGCAATGGAGTTGGGCCAAGTTTAGATTTGTTGGATTTATGGCTATAAGGTCTTTTAATATTGCACCAAAGTCAATTCCAAAGAGTTTAAAAGATTTAATGGTATTGCCGCTTGTTGATGGTTCTGATAATAACAATAAGGTCAACGAAAAGCAGTTTGAAGCGTTTAAAGCGGCTCAAGAAAGGTATTTGAAACAAGTTAAAATGAAACAAATTGGCATTAGATAGTGATTTTTTTGTAACGCTGGGCCTAAAAACAAAGGGCTTTGTTGATGGGTTTAAAAAAGCAACCGATTCTGTAAAGGGTTTAAGCGATAAACTAGGTAAAACCTCCCAAAAAGCCTCCAAATTTAGTGTTTCTGCTCGTAGGGATATGATTGCATACGCTGGAAGTGCTGATAAAGCAAGGGCAGCACTCACAAAAACTTTTTTGGCTGGTGTAGTAGGTGCAAGGGCTTTAAAATTAGCGTTATTGGCCACCGGAATTGGGGCTTTAGTGGTTGCTTTGGGGGCTATTTTGACATATTGGCGAGATATTAAAGGCTTATTAACCGGGGTTAACAAACAACTTCAATTACAACTAATATCCGTTGAAAAAGAGGTTGAGGCCCAAGAAAAAAAACTAGCCATTTTAAATGCCTCTGATAATGTAAATAAATTAGCTGGTAAAAGTCAAAGGAAAATAAATAATCTAAAAATAGCAGAGTTAGGCACTTTGTTAGAAAAATTAAAATTACAACGTGATATTCTAAAAGAAAGTTTAAAGGGAGCCGATAAACAGCAAAAGATTTATAAAAAAGTTTCTGATTTTTTAGTTGATGTATTGGCAGCACCTTTTATTGGAGCGGCAAAAGGTCTTGATTTGCTTCAAAAAGGATCAAAAATAGTAGTAAGTGCAATTATTGTTTTATTTTCAAAAATTGCTGAATTTTCAGATAAATTTTTAGGCACTGATTTAGCTGCTGGGGCTAAAAAAGCATTTATTACACTTGATAATCTCGAACTTCCAAAATTAGGCGAGAAGTTAAAGGAATACACCAAATCACTAAAAGATGCAATTGTACCGGAAGATTTCCTAACGGGCGATATTATCAAGGATTTGGATAAGTTAGATTTAAAAATTGCAAAAACGGCAAATATAATTGCCGGGTTAAAATTATCAAACCTTGAAATAGGTGTAAAAGAATCTGCAAAAGATTTCGATGTTGAAATATCAAATATAAAATTAGCAATTTCAGATTTAAACGATGCTTTAAGAACGGCAGCTTCACCAGAAGAAGCCCTTGAAGCACGAAAAGCAATATTTGCGGCAGAATTGGCATTACTTAAATCACAGTATGAAAAAAAGAAATTACTCGCTAAAGGTGATGCTGATTTACTAATTATTGCGGAAAACGAAAATGCCGAGGCATTAAAACAAGTAAAAGCCAAAAACAACGCACTAATTATAGCCCAAACAAATGAACAATATGATGGGCAAGCAGATGCTACCAAAGATGGTTTAGATAATGTAACAGAAACAGCTTTAGAGGGTTTAGCAACTTTTGCAGAAGAAGCCAGCAAAATAATAACCAATAATATTGGTGGTGCATTTAGCGGAATAGGTGAAGCGATTGGTTCAAGTTTAGCAAAAGGGAATAATGTAATAAATGCCATAGGGGGTTCAATCCTACAATCAATAGGGAAGTTGACAACACAATTAGGACAAGCAGCAATTGCAGTTGGAATTGGTATGTTGTCTATAAAAACAGCTTTTACAAATCCATTTTCGGCAATTGCGGCTGGGGTTGCTTTGGTTGCTATTGGCACAGCTATTAGTTCGGCAAAAGATTCTGTTTCCGGAATTGGAAGTGGTGGTGGCTCTACCGGTGCTAGTTCAAGTGCTGGTGGTGGTGTTTCAACAAGTAGTCCATTTTCAAATTCAACAAATAATAGTGAAGGGTTTGAGGGTAGAGTTGTTTTTGAAATTGCCGGTGATAAATTAATTGGAGTTTTAAACAACACATCTTTTGGAAATTTAAGGGTTGGAAATAATGATTTAATTCAAACCGGATAATGACACGAATCGAGGTAAATTTTACAGACACAGAAGAAAATGTTTATAGGATTGAAATAAACGATCCAGATTTTGAGGGTACAAAACGAACAGTTCAAGGTAGGGCCACTTTAAGTTATCCAAAAACCAAAACAATGGATATTTTAAGGGGTTCAACACTTAAAATGGAACTTGAAGCCTCAAACGATACTTCTTATTATGCTTTTTTAGTTGAAAAAGTAGGGGATGCAAAATTGCCGGTAATATTATACAGAAATGGAAATGTACATTGGAGTGGCTTTATTAAACCCGATGGAGTTTTGGAATCGATGGTGAACGATTATTGGATTTTAAGCGTTCAAGCCCTTGATGGTTTAGGGTATCTTGAAAACACTTCTTTTGTTAAAGATAATGGGGATGTGTATAGCGGCCCAATGAAAGAGTTGGATATTTTGGCAAGGTGTTTAAGTTTCACCGGGCAAGAAATTAACTTTAGGCTTTACGATTTTAATATATATTTCACACAATTTGAAAATATCGCACCGGTAATAAGTCAAACACCAATTACCGATACATTTATAAATACAGATAGGTTTAAGCAAACCGATAAAAGTTCAAGCCCTTTTAGTGTTAAAGAAGTTTTAGAGTCTTTATTAAAAAAATATGGGGCTTTTATAACACAACAAGATGGAGTTTGGAATATTGTTAGGTTAATTGATTATTTTTCAAAAGAAATTGCAATTGATTACGATCAGTATTTATTTAACGGGGTTTTGGCTGGTTCTTCAATCGGTTTGGAT